ACCATAGTTTACAGCATAAGCAGGGCCGGGAGTTGATCTAGCATATTGTCCATAGTAGACTCTACCATAGTTAACAGTGTAGGTACCATAGTAGACTCTACCATAGTTTACTGCGTAATTGCCGGCATAGACTCTGCCATAGTTAACAGTGTAATTGCCGGCATAGACTCTGCCGAATGATCTACTGTAAGATACTGCATAATTAGGGCCGCCAACTGATCTACTATAGGTAACTGCGTAAGCAGGACCAGGTCTTGATCTATTATAGCTTACACCATAAGCAGGACCAGGTCTTGATCTAGCAAAGCTTGTAGCATAGGTGAGTCCAGCATAAGTAGGACCAGGACTTGATCTGGCATAAAGGGTGAATCTGAGAAAGCCAGGATCATAAGGAGAGCCGCCATACCAGCCCTGTGAAACACCATATTGTCCAGAGTAGACTCTGCCATACGTTCTTACGAAATAGCCTAGGTAACCACCGACATAGACTCTGCCATAGTTAACTGCATAGGGGCCTGAATAGACTCTGCCATAGTTTGAGTTGTATCCCCCAGAATAGGTTCTGCCATAGTTAATAGCGTAGCTGCTAGCATAGTTGGGTCCAGGTCTTGATCTAGCATAGATTATTCCATAAGCAGGACCAGGTCTTGATCTGGCATAGCTAACTGCGTAAGCAGGACCAGGTCTTGATCTAGCATAGTTAACAGCATAAGCAGGACCAGGTCTTGATCTAGCATATTGTCCATAGTAGACTCTACCATAGTTAACAGTGTAGGTACCATAGTAGACTCTGCCATAGTTAACAGTGTAGGTACCATAGTAGACTCTGCCATAGTTAACAGCATAAGCAGGACCAGGTCTTGATCTAGTATATTGTCCGTCACTGTAACCAGGACCAGGTGTTGATCTAGCATAGTTTACTGTGTAAGCAGGCCCTGGTCTTGATCTAGTATATTGTCCGTCACTGTAGTTAGGGCCAGGTGTTGATCTAGCATAGTTTACTGTGTAAGCAGGACCAGGTCTTGATCTGGCATAGTTCCCGTCTGTATAATTAGGACCAGGTGTTGATCTGGCGTAGTTTACTGTGTAAGCAGGCCCTGGTCTTGCTCTTGCATATTGGCCGTCACTGTAAGTTGGTCCAGGATTGTTCCTAGCGTAGTTAACTGTATAGTTAGGACCTGGTCTAGCTCTAGCGTAGTCGCCAGCTGTGTATGCAGGGCCCGGATTGTTTCTAACATAGTTAACAGTGTACTGTGGACCTGGTCTAGCTCTTGCGTAGTTGCCATCACTGTAGTTAGGACCAGGTGTTGATCTAGCATAGTTTACCGTATACTGAGGACCAGGTGTTGCTCTAGCGTAGTTACCATCACTGTAGTTAGGACCAGGTGTTGATCTAGCATATTGGCCAGCGTACTGTCTTGTAAATTGTCTTAAGTAGTTATCAGAATAAACCCTTTGGAATGTTCTAGCATATGATCCTGCATAGACTCTGCCGAACGCTCTTCCATAGCCAGCTGAATAGACTCTTTGAAACTGTCTTGCATATGCTGCAGAGTAGACTCTAGCAAAAGATCTACTATAGTTAGCTGAGAATGTTCTAGCAAATTGTCTTGTATATTGTGCTGAATAAGTTCTACCAAATGCTCTGCCAAATGTACCAGTAAATTGTGATGTATAGTTTTGAGATGTACTCTCTGCCATCTGATCTGTAATTTCTGCTGATACAGTTATCCATGTACCTGTTCCAGGTGCAGAGGCTTGAAATGCATATGTTCCAACACCGGTTGCAACAACCCTATTTCTTAATCTTGGAACTAGAGTTAGCAGATTAGCATCTGTCATCTCTTTAATTGAAGCTCCATCTGCTCTAATTGGTCTTACTACTGCAGGAGAAGTTCCGTCATCAGTCTTTCTATATAAACTATATGTAACTTGAGCACCTGCTGCTGCGATATATGAATCAGTAAATGTTCCTTTACTAGTCCATGTTCCGCCTGCAGGAGCTGATGTACCAATATAATATTGTCCTGTTGCGTAGCTTTCTGAATCAGCTATTTTACTTAAAGCTGTTGCTATAATTGTCGCATTAAGTTCTGTATCTGTTTGCTCCTGCATGGGATAAGTATTACTTACATATGATACTGGACGTATCATTCCAGTCTCAGAAGCTGATGATGTATTTTGATAGAATGTGGTTGTTGTAGTGTTTGTGGCACCTGACGCAGGGTGAGTTCCTAACGTCTCTGTTCTTCGAGTATCAACAAACGCACCAGCAGTATTACTACCACCAGTAATGTTTAAATCACCTACGCTTGTATTTGAAGAGGCAAAGTTCTCTAGAAGTACATTGACTGTGTAATCCAACTCGGCAGTAGTCATAGCCTGTAGACCACCAAAGTTTGTTGTATTAGGCTGCGAGCCTCCTACAACTTTAATTTTTAACGGATTCGCCAAGGTTCACTTCCCCTTTATTATTAAATGTTTATCTTTTATTTATGCTACTCGCAACCACAAGGTTTTAGTTACTGATGTATAATTAGTAGTTACTGTATCCCCGGCAAATAGTTTTGTTCTTGATCCAGCAAACTGCGATGTATATGACGAAGTAAATTGACTTCCAGAAAATGAACCTGTGAATTGCCCAGCATAAGCTGCTCTTGCATATTCAGAAGTATAAGCTGGCCCGGCTCTTGCTCTTGTATACTGAGTTGTATATCCTACATCTCTTACATATGTTACTGTATATTGTCCTACGTAGCTTCTAGAGAACTGTCTTGCGTATTGTGCTGAATAAGTTCTATTAAACTGTCTTGTATATTGACCGGCATAGACTCTCGTGTACTGCCCTCTTATGTAGTTACCTGAGTATGTTCTAGAGAATTGTCTAGTAAATTGTCGCTCATATTGTCCTCTTATAAACACTCTCTGATAAGATGGACTCAAATAGGTACCAGCATACTGTCTAGTATATTGTGTGCCTGCATATTGTGGGCCGCCTGTTGCTCTTACGTAGTATACTGTGTACTGAGCATTGTACTGAGGACCAGGTGTTGTTCTAGCATATGACGCTCTTGTAAATTGTGTGCCATCATATTGAGCAGTAAATTGTCTTGTAAATTGTGATGTGTACTGAGGCCCAGGATTGTCTCTAGTATATTGTCCGTCACTGTAGTTAGGGCCCGGAGTTGTTCTTGCGTATTGAGGTCCTGGAGTTGCTCTAGCGTATTGAGGGCCTGGAGTTGCTCTAGCGTATTGAGGGCCTGCTGTTTGTCTTGTATAGAGTGTACCCCTTAGGTATGCTCTTGAAAAACCAGGTCCGAAGCCTGCATATTGTGATGAGTACTGAGCTGAATCAGTGAAGGTACGATGATAAATTGGGTAAACAGGAGTACTCGTTGTAGGCCCAGAAGCGGTGTAGCCTCTGAAGTACGGAAGCTCACCCCAAGGTGCAGGAGCAGGACCGTTGTATAATCCTCTCCAGTACTGCATGCCTCGTGCGTAGTGCGGCCCTCTAGAGAACTGCGCTGGGGATTGATATATTCCTCTTACATAGACATCGGGTTCACCATAAGGACCAGGGGATGACGTGTAAATACTAACCCGTAGATACTCAGAGCTGTATTGGGTGCCGTCTACTATCCTTGCATATTGAGCTGTATACGATCTTGCATATTGAGCTGAGTATGTTCTTGCATATTGAGCTGTATACGATCTAGCAAAATCTCTCCCGTATTGTGCTGAATAAACTCTTTGGTAGTTAACTGATGTGTAGCTCGGGCCTGTTGTTGATCTAGCATACTGAGCATGGTACTGTCGTCCGTAGTTAGCTGTGTATACTCTAGCGTATGATACTCTAGTAAATTGTCTTGCATATTGGCCTGCATAAGTTCTTCCGTAGTTTGTCGCGTACTGAGGCCCGGTTGTAACTCTGTAGAAGTTCTGTGCGTAGCTAGGGCCGTTATAATTACCGGTATATTGACTGCCGGATGCATATGCTGATCCATCATATAAACTTCCGCCTGTTGCTCTTGCGTATGAGCCTGCATATTGTGGTCCAGGTCTTGCTCTAGTAAATTGGCCAGCGCTGTAACCAGGCCCAGGATTGGTCCTAGCGTAGTTACCATCTGTATAGTTCCCGCCGACAACACCTCTTGCATATTGACTAGAGTATGCTCTAAAGAATGTTCTTCCATATTGACCAGCATAATTTCTTTGGAAAGTTCCTGTGTAGCCTCTTGAATATTGCGCACGTGTAAACTGAGCACTAAATCCTCTAGTAAATTGTCTTGCAAATGATCCTGTATATTGTGCTGAATAATTACCACCATACTGTGTACTAGTAATATCTGGTAATCTATTTAATGCTGTACCTCTATTAATCCAAGTACCTGCTCCAGGTGCTGATGCTTGAAAAACATATTTTCCAATACCAGTTGATACAATTCTATTTCTTAATCTGAGAGTAAGCTTCACCATATCAGCATCAGACATCTCTCTTAGATTAGCATCTATTTGTTTAAGAGGTCTTACTTCTGTTGGTGAGCCGTAGTCTGTTCTTCTCCAGAGTTTATATATGTCTCTTACATCATCATCATTAGCGTGAGTGGTAACAGAGTCTATCATCTGATCTTGGCCAATCCATGTACCTGTTCCAGGTGCTGATGTTCCAAGATAGTATGTACCTGTTCCTGCTGTTGATAAAGTTGTATTCGAAATCTTAGCGAAGGCTAAACTGAATATAGAGTTGTCCATTTCAGTATTTGATTGTGGAGATAGATCACCAGGACTAGAAGCGCCGCCATGAGTTAATGGAGCAATTATTGATGATTCTGAAACTGTTGCAACGTTCTGTTTAAATGTATAAACAGTATTTGATGTTGTGCCTGAGTATGGGTGAGATAAAAGCTCGGCACTTCTGCGTGTGTCCTCAAATGAACCTACACTAGTCCCGATTGAATCAATATTAAGGTCTCCAGTTTTATCACCAGAGTTAGATTCAGTTGCGAACTGTACTAAGATTTGTTTAACGGACCAATCCAACTCTGCGTCAGATGTGACTTGGACTCCGTTATTATAGATCCCATTTGCGTGTTTTCGCATTATTAAGGGATTGGTCATAATCTACCCCTATCCTATGCTGGCCAAGCAACGACACCGTTCGCGTAATAAACCCTAAATGTATTACCGCCATCGTCTTTAATATCTGAGCTTATTGTTAAATCACCTACCACCGATACGGTATTGCTAAATGTTGCAGTATTAGTTACACCCATTGTGCTATGAGCATTTAATGCTCCATCAACACCCATTGTGCTTAGTACATTAGCTGCGCCAGTTAATGTTGATGTGTTGCCGACTACTAATGTTGACTGTAAATCTGCAGCACCTACTGATTTTAATGTTGCTGTATTAGCTTCTCCACTTATATCAATATCTGTTGCTACAGTTACATCAGCAGAGAAGTTACCACCTAAAAAGTATCCTGTAAACCTTTGATCAGCGTCACCGAGGGCCTGACCTACTGTATTACTTACCGGCTTAATTCCGTTTCTTGAAGTTATCAATCCAGAGAAGTCTCCAGTATTAGCTGAAACAATCCACCGGTTAGTTGCGCTACCTAAAGGAGTTGCATTTGAAGAATCAGGAATAAATCCTACTGTAGAGTTACCAACAATTGAGTAAACATATAAGTTTTCAACACCGGCTCCATCTCCAATTGTTGTTTGACCATCAAGAGTTGTATTAGCTGATACAGCTAATGTAGACATCGTCGCGACATTTAATGCTAGTGCAGCGTTACCAGATACCCCAGTTGTTCCTATAACTTCTAAGTCACCAGTTATCGTTACATTTTCTTGTAATGCTGTATTGGCTGCAACTGTCACTCCAGTGTCAGTAATATATAATTTACCGCTTACTAAGTTAGCAGTTGCTCCTGTGTGATCTAAAGCGCTTGTTAAGTTACCACCAATCGCCGCATCACCTGAGACGTTAATCCAACCTGTTGTGGTTGTATTACCAGCGTTGAGTGCTCCTACTGATAAGAAGCCTCCACCTAATGTTATACCATTAGATGTAAAAGAAGAATTCTGACTTGAATTGCCAACTGTTATAGAATTAAATCCATTACCAGCAGCAGTTCCTACATAAAGATTGCCACTTAAATTCATTTCTGTAGCATTAGTTTGTCCGGTTATGTCAACTGTATTACTAAATATCGCTGCGCCTGTAACGTTCATTGTGCTACTTAATGTTGCTGCACCTGTAACACCTATTGTATTACTAAATGTTCCGGCGCCTGTTACTTCAAGTGTATTACTAGTATTAAGAGCTCCAGTGACGCCTAAGGTGCCGCCCATTGTGCTTGTTCCAATGACTACTTGCAAGCCATTTCTTAGAGTTGTGCCTCCAAGTACGTCTAATGATCCGTCTGTTATTATCTGCTGATCTGATATAACTGTATTAACAGTTGAATTACCAATTGATAATGCTGCTGTTGTTACATTAACATTAGCACCAACATTTATTGCTACTGAGGCATTAGCAGTTGTTGTATTAACTCCGCCGCTAGCGGTTACAAGCCCTGTCGCGTCAACTGTATTACTAAATGTTGCAGTATTAGTTACACCTATTGTATCACTAAATGTTGCTGCACCTGTAACGCCTATTGTATTACTGAAGGTACCTGCTTTAAGTACAGCTAGTGTTCCATCTGTATTAATACCACCTTTTGATATGTGAGTATTAACTGTATTATTACCTATATGTAAGGATGATGAGTTAGCAATTACATTACCAACTGCAGCTGTTCCTTTGATGAATACTGATGTTGTATCAATTGTTACGTTAGCGCCAGCGTTAAATTTAACCGATGCATTGGCTGTAGTTGTATTTAAATCAGCTGCAGCTGTTACAAGGCCGGCCGCGTCAACTGTATTACTAAAGGTTCCTGCGCCTACAACATTTACTGTATTGCTAAAGGTTCCTGCGCCTACAACATCAAGTGTATTACTAAAGTCTCCTGTACCTGTGACTACTAACGTCTTACTTGCGTTTATATCTTCTGCATTAAGGTCCCATCTTGCGTCAGCAAGGCCAAGGGTTTGAGCATTGGCTTCTGGATTAATATTTGTATCAACTTCTCCGTTGATTGAAATTGTATCTGTGTTAGCATCACCAAGTGCTACATCGCTATGGAAAGTTGCATTGCCTGTGACTGTCAGTGTATTCGATACATTGACGGTATTACTATTAAGGTTCCAACGAGCATCTGTTAGACCTAAGGACAGCGCGTTTGACACTGGGCTAACACCTGTATCTACTTCAGATACGACACTAACTGTGTCAGCGTTTGATGAGCCAAATGTTACATTAGCGTTGAATTGTGATTCGTCTGAATCTATAGTAACTAAGTTACCAGCAATAGTTAATGAGGATGAAGTTCCATCTCCATTAAGATCTATAACTGATATAGATGAGTTTGATTTAACTGTAAAGTCATTAGCTGTAATGGTTGTGTCATCAGAGTTAACAATAACATTACCAGTTAATGTCATTAAATTATAATCTGCTGTTAGCGTAGAGCCGTCAAAGTCTGCTGTTGTAGAGTTAACATCTATTAATGCTCCAGTTACATGAAGTGATGTAGAGTTAATTGATGTGTTAACTGATGTAGAATTAATATGTACATTTGAGCTTACTTGTAAAAGAGTACCATTGACATAAGCACTAGTTGATTCTATATCAGCCCATGTGCCTTTAACAGTAACTGAGTTAACAGTAGAATTAGAAGCAACGTTAACACTGCCATTCGACATATTAGTATTTGCTATAATATATAATGTATTAGCAACACTAGTATTACCGCCTCTTAAATAATTAAAAGCAGCTAGTGTATTGGCTTGAAATATTCCACCAGTTGAGTTAACATAAGCATTGGTGTCATAGTTATACACATTAGATGTTATTACTACATTACCTGATGTTGCTCCGCCTTGGGTATTTTGTTGAGCTGTAACAACGATCTCAGACATGTCAAAGACAATCTGGTTGGTTCTCTCAACCCATGCGCCGAAGGTATCAGTTGTGTAGGCTATATTTGCCGATCTAAATTTTGGTTCAGCCATTTTGCTTCTCTATTATAGTTGTTAGCATGAGTTTCATTTCATTCATGCTGTTTGCATGTTCCTGTTTAAATGCGTGTATGTCGGTTGTAAGCTCTATTACTTGTTTCTCAACTTTGTCAATGCGGTTCTCTTTGGCCGCTCTGACATCACGCCTTTCCTTGTATGCTTTTAATGCAGCATTATTAGTATTTAGCAGCGCGCCACTCACCTCGTCTTTAACTATGAATGGAATATTTGTTTTAACTATTGTCATCTTATGCGCTCAATGCTATTGCTCTAATGTCAGCTATCCTCGGAACTCTGTATGTCTGTTCTGCTAGGAACAAGATCTTAATTTGGAAGAATTTAAACGTTTCATGTTCTTGTCCTCCAGATGAGTAATAACGTAATCTGTATGTGCCGTCTGCTTGTGGATACTTAAATGCTGATTGCTTTTCAGCTGTAGCTACTTTATAATGTAGTCCGGCTGATATTGATTTATCAGCGGCCTGATCTAAGATTGCAACAGTTGTGTTTGCAGATGCTACTCGTCCGAGTACATAGTCATCTGATAGACCACCTTCAGTAACAACAAGAAGATCACCAGCTTAATAAATTGTATTAGCAGTAGCTACTGTTACACTTGTACTTCCGTTTGTAACAGCGGCTGTACCTGTTTGTCTGGTTGTTGAGTTTAATGTAGGTGAGCTTGGAACTGTATACTTAAATTCTTTAAAATCATTAGCTGCGGTAGAAGATGAAAACATCTCTGCCTGTTCAGGCGCTTCATTTAATCTTGTCCATTGCTTAGATACTAGTTTATCTTCATCATCAGATGATGTAAACATTCCATAAGCAACTATAGAGGTATTAGCTGGTCTGTAGCCTGTAACATATACGTTCAAGTCTTCTGCTTCTAACCCTGGGGCTAGTTGAACAGTCTTACTTAAATACTTAGATGCAGCAAGGCCTTGCCCGAATTCTTGTTCACCTGTTTGAAGATTATTAACTGTGTTCTCATAAGTCTCTAACGCTGATATGTCTGTGTCATAAATTGGTGAGACAGATCTGTTAGTCGTTTGAAGTTTAGAGGTTATAACAAGAGACTTAGCTCCAGCTCCATTAACAATCTCATTTGATTTACTATGTACAGCAGCTTCTAGTCTAGCATTTTTATTAGTAATACCAAACATAATTTGCTTTGTTTCTTTTGTAGCAAAAGCTGTCTTACTAGTTTGTGTAATAGTAGATGTTAGTGTTGTGCCTGACGGCTCAGTTTTGTATATCATAGGTTTAAAATAACTTGTTGTCTTATTTTGAACCTCTGTTATTGTTGAGTTAGCATTTGAAGTACATCCTTTAATAACATCAGTGTTAGCAAAGTAGTTACCAGAGCCAGAGGCTGCTGTTGAGTCTTTCAATGTCATTTCTACTGAACCAGTTTTACTTACGTACTTGGATACTCTTCCTGTAGGTGTCTTAGCAACTTTACCGTCTGACATACCGACTATCGGTGCACCCAATATTGTTAACTGAGTATCTGAATCTACTGATTTAATTTTAACTACATCAGCTGTATCTGTTGCAGCGGTTGATCTAACTACAATTGAATCTCCTGATGCGAGGGTAGATGAGAAGCTTGTGCCTGATCCGACTATTACATTGTTACCAACTACTAATGTAGCTGTTCCAGCAATAAATGCAGATGGAACTTTATATACTTCTTCGTTTTCAACGTATGCGCCAGAAACAGAAGTCAGTGAGAAGAACTCTAAGTCCCTGTTTGTTGTTGTTACTAGGCCTGTTGTATTAGTATTATAAACAGCTTTATATAATCTCATTTTTAAATCAGCATCGAGTCTTGGTTCCCATACATCTGATGCTGAGACAAATAATACTCCGTCTCCCCAATTACTGCCGATCGGCTTACCAGATACAATTTCATTCTCGCCTTGTTGTGTATACCAAATTCTATAATCTGGTGAACCAAAGTCAGGTTTGATTGCAAGTGCGTATTGAGTTCCTGTTTTAAGATATACAGGGCCATTAAAGACACATCTTGTGCTTACTTGCCCTGTTGTTGAGGTAGCCACTTCTGCTGATTCAAGTGCAATAGTACTCAATGGTAATACTGTTCTTGTTGGATATCCGTTTGAAACTTCTCTTATGTCTATGTTAACGCCACCGACACTATCTTTTGAATAGAAGAAGAGATCAACTGACGTGATATATAAGCCATCAGCATCAGGACACATCTCAGGAGTTACCCTGAACGTTTGTGCGATAGGATCATCGTTTAATAGGGCCTTGTTGTACCATTTATTTTGCATCTCTTATTCCTTCTTAAATCTTTTATAATTATTCATTTAGTACAAGTCCATATAATAGGTGTGATAGTCCATATAGTCTACACCAGTATACCCGCCGCCTGAGCCTGTAATCGCTGTTTGAGCTGATGAGCCTGTGCCAGTTGTTGTTGTGTTTGCTGGCGCGTCTGTTACAACTGTTACTCCGGTATTAGTACTACTATTAGCATATGGATAACCATTAGCACCCCAGAAGTAATCTCCGTACCAGTCATTGTATGCCATAGTAGTATTTGAAGATGTGCCTGTATCTATATCTACTGAAGAGTTACTAAACTCATCTGTTGATGTATTCAAATCAAATGTTGGTGTTCTTGTTGATAGAGTTACTGATTCTTTTTCTACACTATAATTATATGCATTATATGTTTCTGATGCAGTAGAGGTTGCTGTATCTAAGTTATCTATTGAGCTTACATCTGCAATCATTAGCTGTCTATCACCTACCATGAATGTTCCTTTTGGTAGACTAAACACTGCTTGAATCTGACCTTTAAAGTCAGTAGTCGTCGTTCCACCTGGCACACCACATATAAAGACGTTCTTAGCATTCTTAGCCATGTAAGTAGTTGGTGTTGCTATTGAATCAACAGTTCCTTTCTTTGTATATGCATTAATGTCTTTATTATCAAAGAAGAAGTAATGCCTTGTATTTGGTCTCAGGCCTCTAGCAGCGATTCTAATATCTCTAGCTCTCATAAATGATGATATAGATATGTCTGTTACAAAATCGCCAACTGGTGTTGTTGATTCTTAGTAACCCATTGATAGTTGCTGAGTTGTTTTTAAATATGTATCAGTAGTTGTTGTAGTAGTTTCGGTTACTGTTGTTTCTGTAGTTGCAGAAGTGCTTCCACCCCAGCCCCAATTGCCACCCCAATAGTCGCCTCCGTAGCCGCCGCCATACCCATTATAACTTCCGTAATTGTATCCTTCATACCCGCCCCAACCATAGTATCCATAGTCTGTTGTCTGCGTGTCTGATGTAACCGTATTCTGAGTTTGAACATCTGAACTAGTACCAATCTGATCAATATTTGTTTTTGTTAATGGATAGATTTCATTGAGATTGTCTACCATGTCCTGCATGCCAGAAGCTGTATCAATAAATATATCTTTTGTTCCTACTACTGTTTCATCATATCCAGTATCATACATTGGGTCCAGACTAATAGATCCAATATATTTAAAATAAGTTTCAGTACAAGGTCTATGGCTTGTTGCTATGTCTTGTACAATAAATGGCTCTTCTTGTGCTGGAAGAGTCCATGTTCCGTTTAACTCAATTACATTGCTTGTGTTAGCAACTATTAAGTCAAGAGTATCTTTTACGAATGATGGATGAAATTCTGTTGCTGTTTCATCTATACCACATCTAAATTCCCTGTTGTTTAAATCAGCTGAATTAAAGTCAGTAGCTGGGTCAACTAAGATACCATTTTTAAATCTATCGTTGCCATTGGAGTCTGTAATAGCCATGTCTTTGGTTTTTGTTTCTAATTGAGTTAGCGTTGTGTAATACTCAATATTTTTAAGACGCTTATCAATCTTACCGATCTCTTGCATTGTATAACGCCTAACGTTTTTAGGAGATATTATAACAGTCTGATTTTTACGTGTAAGTGTTCTTGCTTCTGCTGACGTCAGAGAAGGGTAAGGTGGTATTGCTATAGTACCAATCTGTAATGCGTCCGGTACCTTTGTTGGAGGTAATGGTCTAGAAGCTGCTGCTCCTCTCTTAGTAGTAACGTAACCTTCTTTTGTTATGTTAATACTATCTATTCTTCCTAGGTAAAATTCTATGTTACATTGGAGTTGCTTATTAGGAGCTGCTAAGAATAGGTCACCAGCAGGAAATGATTCTGTTGCTGATGGGTTAATTGTTGCTGCCCCTATAGTCGTTGCTACTACTCCTGTATTAGCAACTTGAGGTCTTACATCATGTACATCTCTTAGATCAGCTGAGAAGCCATTATCGCTCTCATAAACAGGTACTTCCTGAGGCGTTAATGGTGTTGTACCATCTGAAGCCAGGTAACTAGATACTGTAAAGAATCCAGATCCTGACGCAGGTGCGCCTGCATCAAAAACCTTTGCTTCAACTAATATTTTATCTGAAGCTCCAAGGCTCTGTGTTGGTAATTTAGATAGTTGACTGAGCCCGTAGAATGTATCCGTCTGGCCTTTTTCTAACTTAAATCCTGTTTTACTTTGTGTATTCGTATTTGCATAAGTAGATCCAACATAGACATTTTCAATTGAGTCAACGTCTGGATGTCCTAAGGACCATGGACCAACGTTTGTTGTAGTATTATTAGCAGCATCTAATTTAATAAAGATTGTTTTAAGTGTCTTTGTTAGTGGTGCTGCATTAACCTTCTTCTCAGGGAACGTTACATTCCATGCTGCTGAAGTAGATATAGTGCTGGCTAGAGCTCCTGTTAATACTATTGTTGCTGTACCAGATGAAACAGATATTGAGATTAAGTCAGTATCTACTGCTGCGTTATTAGCTATTCCGCCTGCTGTTACTAGTGGTCTAATTATAAACTCTTTCTTCTGACTTGATGTTAGTACTCCACTATATGGGAATACACCAGATACAGATGTAAGTGTTAAAGTATTAGATGACGAAGTAACCTGCTTTTGTGTTCTATAAGTATAGTCAACACTATTTGTTGTTTTAATAGCATTTTTTGGAAATTGATATATGCCTGGTACACTTCTTGGCTCTTTAATTACAGCCTGTGAGTTTTCTAATACTGCATCAGCAATACCGGAGCCAGATATGGATGCCGCTTTAACATTTCTAAATGCTTTACCAGCGGACATTTTAATATCAATTAAGAATAATTTGTATTGTGCTTTGACTGTGCCTTGTACACCTGCATGCCATTGGAACCCTCTAACCTTAGCTGTTCCTATTTCCGCTCCAGGAACTGCGTTAAGAGCTGCTCCGTTCGTTAAAGCGTCTTTAGCAGTATCTCTTAATGAGACTGTGGCCATTGTATTAGAATTAAATCCACCAACGAGCTCATCAACAATAATATAGTTACCCATATTTTGAGTAGTGACAACTCCGTCTGTATTTGCAAATGCAACAGATTTCTGTACTGGCAATCTAGTTGTATTATACTGCTGAGATCTATTACCTTTAACGTAATGATGTCCTGGTCCAACTAATAAATTAAAGTGACTTGTATTAGCCGCTTCAGCTGCCATGTTGTTTGATCTTATGCTGTAATCACCGCTCTCGTCATATGTTCTTTTTGACATTTCGTCATTAATAACATTGTACTGAGTAGTTAGTTTCTTAGCAATTGGAAGCCCGTTCTGGAAATCCATAACTGAAAGGAAGTTACTATTTGATCTAGAGTCTGCTGTTGGTATAGCAACTAAAAAAGGATCTAGTTTTAATCTATCTGCTCCAGGAGCATTTTCGTTATTGTATCCAGAAGCATTATCAAGCAATGTTGAGTCAGCATCTGAAGAAACTATTGATTCAGTTACATCAAAGCCGATTGATACATTGTTTGGTTTATTAGTATACTTAGATGCAATAACTGTATTAGAGCTTACCTTAAGGAAATGTCCTTTTGAGTATATAAAGCCTTCTGATGTAGTAACAGCAAATCCATCGCCGACTGCTGTAGCTGCATTAGTTATTTGTGCACCAGCAACTGTAACTGTCTTAATTAATGTATTAGCATTATAAGCTGTGTTTGAGTGAATCTCAATATTTTCTGTTGTTGTGAATGTTTTAGCTTCTGATATACCTGTTGTAAGATAATCAATATACAAAGTTGTAAGGTTAGGATCTTGAGATGTTAGGCCGTCAGCATATGCTGCTACTTTAGCAGTTGTATTTGATGTTGCGCCTTTAGCGTAGTATCCTTTATATGTAGATGGTGCTACTGGAGAACCACCTGTATCTAGATCAGTGATCTTAACAAAGCTATAAGATCCGTCCAAAGACATACTACACCCTTCGATGATTGTGCCTTCTTTATAGATATTGTTACCAAATCTCTCAACTTGTTTTTGTAGTATCGTTTGAAGCTGGGTAAGCTCTCTTGCTTGCAAAGCAACAGCTGGTTTAAATAAGACGCGCTGGAATTTTTTATCCTCGCTGTAATCGTCGTAGTATGGGCTTACATTGAAATTTGTGTCTAAACTCATTTAATTATCCTAGAATTCTAATATTAGTTTGAAAGTTTCGCTTTGTGCGTTTCCTCTCGAAACTGGTGAAATGTTCTCTTTGTAAATAACTTCTCCAGAACCTTTCTTTACTTCAGGTAGCGTAACGCCTGTTATTTTCATTTGCGCAGCACTAGTGGCTCCTGTAATATATTTATCACCCCCAGCAACATCAGATATTAAGAATGTATTCTTAGTATCAACTAACTCTACTGTGCCGTGAGATGATCCTGGTGTTATAAGAACATGGGCGTTTGCTAAGGACTCGCCTTGGTCTACTCTCTCGTCTTCTATTAAACCATTACCTTGTGTGCCAGCGTATGTGACATTCGCTGTATATTTAAAAGTCTGATTAAAAACTGTTGTTGGTTGAGTCACTGAGCTCACTACTGAATTCCCAGATGCATTGCCGTCAATAGTTTCTGTTGTAAAGAACCCTCTTATATCTTTCATTGCAATACCGGATGCATTTGCTGATACAACCGTCGCAGTTGCGTTAGATGTTGCACCTGTTATTGACTCTCCGGCTACAAATGTGCCAGCTGAGGATGAAAGTACTAATGTTCCATTTGCAAATAATGGATCTTTAATAATACCTATCTCTCTGAAATCGTTGTTGGCAGCTAATTTAGCTGACTCTGTATTAGCTATTGTTACACTAATACCTATTTTGTTTGCATGTAATTCTTTTTCAATATCTGAGCCATGGCCACCCTTTGGTGATATTATAGCTCTACAAGATGCTGAATTAGCAATGTAGCTATTTGATATTGCGTTTGTTACAAATCCTGTATTACCTTGAACACTGACAGTAGCATAAGAATAATTATTTCCTATTGCAATCATCTGAACGTTGGCGACTGTATTAGCATTTAGGACACCGTTAATAACAGCTCTTGCCTTTGCTCCAGTTCCATCACCGATTATAAGCACCTGAGGACCAATTGTAAATTTAGAATCAGCTGCTAATGCTGTTGAGAGATTACTAGCTAATAATACTCTTTTTGAGCTTGCTGTAACAACATACTCATCAATAATACCTAGTTGACCTGATCCTGTTCCTTTCTCAACATAAAAAGATGACCCTTTATAGAAGTCTGTATTAGATGATAGTGAATCTCCTGCTTGTGTTACTGAAGATATATTAGCGTATGTATTAGAGCTAACACCTCTAATCTGATCTACTGTATCAATTGTGCCTATAATAGACGATACAGTTAAGTGGGTAGCATTCGAATCAACAATGACACCATTAGCTTGTCCAAGCCTTGATATAATATTGGCTGAAGATCCAGTTGATGTTGTAATAGTTACTGTAGGAGTTCCTACATAAGATTTTCCTCTATTAGAAATACTAACACCTGTTATACCGCCAGTTGCATTAACTGATGCGATTGTAGCTGTAGCATTAAGAGTCGAACCACCACCATTATTAATAGTAAGAGTATCACTAGCTGAATATCCTGTACCACCCGATACTATTAATAATGACTCAACGTATTTTGTTATTACTTCTTCTTTTACAAACCCTGATGTACTTCCAACATTAAATAATGAGGACGTTGATCCTGATATAGCTATGAGCTTTGTATCTCCAGCAACACCATATTCAGTAACGAAGCCGTTTGCATATCCAGCATAGCCTGTACCGCCGTCTGTTACTTTAATAGCTTGTAGTGTGCCTTCTAGAGCAGCTGCAGTTACAGCAGTATTCGATACTACAGGCATAAAAGATGCTGTACTAAACTTATCATAGGTTGCTGTTGGAATTGTATATAGATACTTCCATTGATAGCCGTCTGACTCGGTTATGTATACTTCATCGTTAGCAGAGGTTTCTATTAACGAAGGTTGTTGCACTGAATTAGCACCGTAGTTGTTATCAAGGCATTTAAATACATTATAGTTAGATGTTTCTGATACAACAACATAGAAGTCTTTCTCTTCTAATTTTTCTGTTGTGTCGTCATACATGTCGTACGAAGTGTTATTAGCCCAAGTCTTTTTATTGACCATAGGTAACACGTCAGTATCTGTAATTTGTTTTCCACCTATCATCTGATTGTATGTCTCATAGTGAGAGTTAGAAACACTTGTTAGAGTAGCGGGTGGATTATTTTCATCAGCCCATGGCTGTGGATTACCATAAAAGAGATACATTATAGTATTCGCAGGCTCAGTTAAAGACTCTTTAAACTGCTGTGCAGCAAATACTTTAAAATTTTGTGTTATTAGTTCGTTTGCCATATAATGTTTAACTCGTTGTAACGGCTACTCCGTCAGATTTTATTTTTGTAGTTGAGAAGACTTGTGTCTTAACAACCTCTCCGAATAGCCTCGTCCCAGCAACATGAAGGATATCTTTAAGCTGCTCTTCATATTTAGCTAATGCAATCCCCGTTCTAGTAACATAACTATACTCTTGGTAATAGTCGCTATCCTGTACTTTATTTATATCACTTGCAAATGATGTTCTATCAGTCCAAGTACCTTCTCCAACGCCTTGTCTTGTTACTCCAGCTCTTCCGGATACAATAAAGACTGTATTAGCTGCTGTTAAGCTTAATGGAGTATTTGCTTCATATCCATAGCCTGCATTTAACACTTCTAATCCATCTGCAACTCCGTTTGCTGTTATAACATTAGCTGTTATAGATGCATTTAATCCGATAGGTAAAGTAGTCTCGTCTTGATATACATGTTGTACGTTAGCTGTTGCGCCTGAGGTTGCACCTGTTAAAGTTGCTCCTGGAACAAATGCTTGGCCGAAACTTAGTCTTCTTACTTTAACTTGATTAATTCCATTCTCTGTTGTACGTGTCTTAAATGTGCCTGTTGCAACTGCTGCTGTAGATACTTGAGATGTTGCCGCACCTGATAATGGTGCTACATTAGCTCCAGATGCTTGTGTCTGTATTTTAGTTGTGCCAGTAAATGCGCCTACTGGATTGATTATTTTAATATGAGTAGCATTAGCTGCTGCTATTTCACCAGATGCACCTGTAGTTATTTGTATAACACCTTCTCCAACTGTAAGTGCTGCGCTGTTAGCTGCTAGAGTAATACCATTTACTGATGAGTTACTATGCACTACTAGGTATCCAGGCAGTGATAATGTCTGTGCTAGGTTTTCATTCTCTATAAATGATCCGCTCTCATTACTAACAATGCATATAAGATCCCTTCTATTAAATCCTGATACGTATGGGTTGTGAGCAATTGCTACTGGGTCATAATTATATCCTGATCCAGGATTAATAAAGTTAAGTGATCCAATTGAACCAATTGTAAAGTTAGCAAATGTAAGAGCATTATATAGAATCGTGGTTGTGTCGGCATGTCCTGATTTAGGAAGGCCGTATCCATAATCCATATTAACAGAAAGAGATGCGCCTGATCCTGTTGAAGTAGATATAGAAATTGTTCCGTTAGCTAGGTATTCAGATCCTGGCTCTACAACTGTTATTGAATTTGCTGAGCCAGCGTTCGCAGCATTAGCTGAGAATGTTCCGGTAGCTGTAACATTAGGACTACCGCCTGAGATAGTGACTGTGTCTGCAGTTACATATCCTGAACCAGATAAAAAGCTAGTATTAACAATATTAGCAAAAGCGTTAGTGCCAAGGTTAGTAATAGTTCTGCCGTTAGTAAATGCTCCGTTTGAGAGGTTACGTAGTACAAAGTGAGTAGCATTTGTTGTTGATTTAATAACACCAACTGCGCCAATACTATTTGCAGCGGCGTGCATGTTTGATATTAAAGTTGCGCCTGATCCTGTAGATGTTGTTATACTTATAGCTGGAATACTTTGATAGTCTATTCCGTTATTAGACATTACAACTCCAATAACTTGACCGTCGCCATCAGTCTGAATAGTAGCTGCAGCGTTTGTGGCTGCTCCTGCTGAAGTAAATACTACTGTATCAGAGTTTGAATATAGCGCGCCGTTTTGTGTGACGTATACCGAATTTACTACAAGATTAGCTTCAAATATATATTGCCCGTTTGAGAATCCGCCATTAGCGGCAAATGGAGCTCCTGAGTTAGCTCTTGAGTTAGTATACATTCCTGTATCAACTGTTACTGAATCTACAAATCCTATACCTGAATTAGATGCACCAGTATACAAATCAGTATATGGCCTTGGATCTTCAGCTGTATTATTAGCTCCTATGATATCTGTAAATAATGATAATTGTTCTTGTTCAGCGAGCACGCCGACTTCAAAGTCGCCGCCTACGCCTGCACCGACATTAGCTATTGAGGCTGTTGTATTACTTAATAGTCCAACTATTTTACCTGATGAATGATTAACAAATGGTTTGTTGTTAGCATTTAAACCATAGACAAAAGTATTGCTATTCTCACCAGTAATATATCTACCAATTACTTCCCCTACTGCAGTTGAATTAACTACTGCGCTAACTGCTGCGTTTGTGGTTGCATTAGAAACGTTCTTAAGAAATCCTATACCAGTAAAAGTACCATTTGCTATTTGGATCGATGCTGTGTTACCAGTTATTGTTAGTACATGACCATTAGCCATTACTGCTGTTGTGTTAGTTCCTTGTACATGATCACCTGGTGCAAAGTCTTGAGTTCCTGCATTCCATGTTACTGTGGCCATTTTCTGTTCGGCCTTCTCGAATGTAAAGAAGTCAGTTATCTCTGTATTTGAATTGGCTATGTTGATTACTTCTAGTGTAGCATTACTAGATAATGTTCTTGTGTACGTATTAGATATCGCATATCCATATCCTCCGTTAGCGAGATCAAAAGCTACTCTACCAGAGGCATCAACCGTGCTTGTTATTTTAGCAACTGCGTCTTGTCCTGTATTAGATACAACACTAAATCTATCGCCAACTGTAAAGTTTCTTCCACCATTAGTGATTACAATATCACTTAATGATCCTATAACTTGAGGCGCGTCATCGATGATACCATCATCGGTAATAAATTCTCCAGTCTTAAATGTACCAACAACGCTAGAAAGATATGCTAATGCTACTCTTTTGCCGTGAATTGTCTTTGTAACAACACTCTCAATAAATCCTGTTGAGCCTGTTGAGCTTCCAGTAATACCTTTACCGATTAAATTCTTGTTTCTTGACGATGGTGAAAGCTCAAGATATACTGGCTTATAGTAGTTCTCTCAGAAGGTTTAATTATTCTTGTTGAGGGAAGGAATACTTCTACTTCTTGACCATATAATATTTGCAGTAATAACTCTACTGATCTTGCTGAACCTTTTGCTTGATAAAGATCACTAATATGTTTAAGTAAGAATCTATCATCAACTGTTGTTTGCAGTTGAGTTCCTTCCAAGTAGGTTTTCTTAAAGTGAATAATAAAGTCAGTTACTGTGTCATCAATATCTCTATTAGCTCTTAGCTGTCTTAACACCTTAGTAGACTTACCAGTAGTCTCAAGCCATTCATAATAGGCTAAGATAAATGCTACTAGTTCAGGCTGCGTGTCCTGGAATCTTTCTGGGAATTGGTTTACAATAAAATTGGAAACATATTCCGGTGTCAAGTTTGACATTATAATCTCTCTTGTACTGCTGTTATGCTTATATCACTTGCATCAAGTTGTAGTATAGATGCTTTCTTAGTTGTTATATCTCTGTTTACACATCTAGCGTAGACTTTATATGTTGATCCTATATATGAGCTTATTAATAATGAATTAATATTAACTAGTCCAGATGTATAGTCTACTGTGCCTGCGTCAGCTAATAGCACAACAAAGTTATCAGCGCTATCTGTCTTAACAATCTTTAATTTTCCTCTTCCGTCATCAACAATAAACGCTGCAGTGTCTGTTAAGTATGTAAACTGAGTAGATGTAATTGCTGGTTTGTAAAGAGAGTATTTTGTTGTTGCTGCGACAAACTCTTCATCGTTTTGTAGCTCATTATTATATCCTATAACATAAGACGCTGGCAGCGTTGCTGAGGGAGTAAATTTCTTATATAATCTTGTTACTAACTGACTTGAGACAACACTAGTGTCGCATGCGTCGATAGCTGCAACTGCTTTTGAGTTTCTATATGTTACATCAAATGCATTAATATTAGTATTTGCAAATGCACTCAGTGCATTAGTTGCTTTAGCTTTAATTCCTGAGACTGTTTGGGTCGTTACACTTATATTATAGTTTACTTTGCCTTCGACTTCAAGGTTTAATATTTCTGGTGTTACTACTTTTACGTCTATACTAATAGGAGTTCTAGAACTTAAGTAGCTCTGTATAGCTCGTTTTGTTGATTGAGGAACACCATCAGCGTCAGCAAGATCAACAGCAATAATTACCTTACCAAATTCAGGTGGTGATAACTGCTCACCGCCAAATGCTAATACATTAACAACTGAAGGAAATTCCTTCTGTACAAGAATTTTATAATCATTAGCTGTTACTGCTCGCTCTTGAACTTGGAATGCTTTAGGAGCATTGAATTTAATCTGAGCGATTGTCTCTGCTTCTGTTCCGCCGATTGAATTAGTTACTGTTGTTGCAACCGAATCATGGCCGCCTATTTTCTTTCCAGCTGTGAATATCTTACCATTGTTGCCAGTTAGGCCAGAGCTCTGTCTATATTTAAGTTGTATGATATTACCTACAGATGGCTTCTTACCTAATACACCGTCTCCAAATGTTATATTAAACTTCTCGTTTTGAGCTGGCTCAATAAAGTATACATTACTTGTTGATGTTAATCCAAAGACTGTATCAGCTTTTGACCATACCGCATTAACAGAAGACGTGTTGCTCTCTCTAACTGTTACGGTTATATGTCGTGTATCTACTTCCTTATTACTAATGGAGACAACGTGGGTATTAACGGCTGAGCTAGTGATCTGAGTGTTCTCATCAATAATCTTACCTTCATAAAGAGGTATATTATCTGTTTCATACACAGTTGAGCCAGTAGAGTTAGTAGATGGCTTTACGATAACATCATCCTGTGTAGAGAATGTTTTAGTAGCTCCATTAATTGATGAGGTAAACGATGTCCATTTTGGTACTGATATACTTGTTACGTCTATTGTAGGGGTTAGTTTTAGATCTATTACTGCTTTAGCAGAATGATAGGACTGCGGTACATAGTTTAATTCTTTAGCGTGAGATACAACACTGTCTCTCAATTCAGCTGTGTCTAAAAACATCTCATTAGCGAGCATATTAGTATAGAAGTTATTCTTATACGTGTTATATGATAGAACGTCTATCAGTGTGTTAATATTAGATCCTTCAAAGTCGTAGTCTCTTATATTAGACTGTCCCTTTAAGAATGCTTTGAGATCAGTCTTAATTGTATTAAAGTCTAAATCTACTACTGATGTTGCTGAGTTGGCGGCCATTATCTTACCCTTTTAAGTATTGTGTTGAATATCTGTGGAGCTTCTGCATTAGTAATATAATAAGATATCTCAACATTGTATTGATTGCGATCTGAATCTGATTCAATAATGACGTCAATAAGCTGACACCTCGGTTCATATGCTTGAATAGTATTCGTTATGGCTTCCCTTAGGTTGTAGACCGTCTGTGGTGTGTCTAGCTCAAATAAAAGCCCCATTACGTTTGAGCCTATATCTGCTTGAAACGGCCGTTCGTAAAAATTAGTTGTTAATAGGTTGACTATAGAATTTTGTATTGCATTCTCATTCTTATTAAGCAGCAAATCATCATTAGCAGGATTCACAGACATATCGCCTCTAATATCGGTGTATACTGTTCCTAATTTAATATTTGTCGTAGCCATATGTTTATTTATCTACCGGGGTGAAGGGCAGTCCTGCCTTGATAGCAGAAAGTTCTGCTTCAAGTTCTTCTATAGCTGGTGTTAATGCTTCTTTCATTATCTTTTCAAAATTAACCGTGTTTAAAGCCTCTGTCATTTCCTTAGCTGCTTCCGTTAAAGCTGATGGATCAGGTATCTCTATTTCTATCTTTAATTCAATAGCAGCTATCTCTGGCGCTGTGGATGGTGTTCCTTTTTCTGTCTGTTTACCGTCTGCATCTTTTTCTATATTAGGAACCATCTTACAGAGATTAGCTAGATCAATTTTACCTGATGTTATATCAGCAATCATACCATCAACATTAGGAATGTCTGGAAACTTCTCTTTTAAGCCTTCAAGGTCTGCTAGTGCTTGTATCTTATCTAATGGGTTAGCAGAGTTAAGCTTCCCCATTATCCCTTTAATGTCACCTTGAAGACTGGGCAGTTCTGGAAGCTCAGGCAGAAGCCCTTCTAGTGAAGGCATCTCTGGAAGCTCAGGCAGCTCTATTGCAGGTAGCATTGACTTTAAGTCACCAGCCAGTTCTCCAATTTTAGCATCTAGTTCACCGGCGAGAGAGTCCAAAGATCCCATTATGCCGTCTGCACCAGCTATTAAGCCGTCCAAAGCTCCAGTGAGCTTGTCCTTTGCTCCATTTAGCTTCTCTAATCCTTTTCCTGGTCCACAACTCATCTATATCTCCTATTCAGCGGGTGCGACTGGTGCGCCTGTGGATGCTATAGCACCAGTTGGTGCTGTTGCTGATCCACCATGTGTATGGCTGTTTAGTACAATACCGGTATCAGTAATGTTTCCAGCTGCAACATCAATAGAGCCGGTTGTTGTATAATCAATTGTACCGGTAGCAGCTTCAATAGCTTGTGTAGTAGATGTTAATGTTTGTGTGCTACCTGCATTTATTAATTGAGTAGTGCCAGCAATAAGCTTTGTTGCATTTGTTGATTTAATGTTCAGATTCTTAGCTGTACCTATATTTAAATTATTAGCAAAGCCCATATCGCCTGTCTTAGCAACTGCAAGAGTTTCTGTTCCACCTACGATTGTTTTTCTATTAGATAGAATGGTGTGTGTAGCATCACCTGTTATTGTTTCTGTATGAGTTCCGCCAACTGTTATTGTCTCGGAGGCAAGAATCGTTCTTATCTCGTGGCCACTAGCTGTATTGTTCTCATCACCAACTCTAAATGCTGTATTACCATTTACTTGAGTTACCTTATCAGTTAATACTTCTTTTAATTCATTGCCTTGTATTTTGGTAATCATATCCTTTCTTACTGTTAGAAAGTAATTACCGTCTATCTCTTCGTATTTGTCTCCACGAATCAATAGTTTGGCATCTCCAAGAACAGTAATATTAAGATTACCGCCTATTTGTACGTTTCTATCTTTAACAGTAATATCATAATCTGATCCTACTATCTTATGCACCTTTGAACCGTCTGGTTGTATCTCAGTAAACGTTCCTGATTTATGGTAATCATGTAGTCGCTCATTGCCGATGTTATCATCAACCTCTTTTACATGGCCAGTCTCACTCTCGTAGACATGGTTATAAGGATATTGATTAGGGTAGAGAAATCCCTCTAGGGTGCCGTCATGCCCTCTTGGATGTGGCTCATCCCATGTTATATTCTCATAGGATGCAGACGCTTTGTTGTCTTGAATTGTAACTTCAGGAGCTTTAGCAGTTGGAATTTTCTCTATTCTACTTGCTCTTTTTTTCTTTAATGATAGATGCTCTTCTGCAAATGCGCTTCTTGATAGTCTAGATAAGTCTGATTCTTTTAATTCATTAAGCCCAGTGTTAGCTGTCAGTCTTGGATATAGTTGTTTAGGGTCAGAAAAGCCTTTACTAAAGTCTGGCTCTTCAAAAGGTATGCCAGGAATAGTTCCTAGTATAAATGGTTTTTGATATTTTGTTTGGTCAGCAAAGAACCCTATAACCCAAGCACCTTCAACTATACCAGTTGTGGGGCCGCCGACACCGGAGGTTGATGCGTTATTAGGACTGTTAATAAGAGTAGCCCAAGGCAGATCAGCTGTTGCAACGTCACTTAAATCTTCTGAGTGCACGCCGTAAAATCTAACTTGTATTCTACCAAGCTTAAAAGGGTCGTGTCTATTCTCTACAACACCGAAGTGCCATTGAAACTTGTTATAATCTATTTCTGATTTCATTTATGCCTCATTCTTTAACTCTGTGTCACCAACTCTTACTGCTACTATAGACTGATAAAAGGTTCTAAATGAGAAGCTGTGAGTAATGTCTTTAATAATAAAATGGCCTGACATTGACTTATCGTTTACTCTATTTTCCTTTTTCGTGCTTGTTTCTGGGACTAAAACTTTTATAAGCTGGCCGGCTGTTAGATCACTGTTACCTGGAATTCTTAACTGCACTGTATTATTTTGAAATAAGTGTCTAAAGAATAGCTTATTATGCATTGCCTCTACTAGGTTTGGTCTATGTAACTTAAGTCCGTCTGTATAGATCCAGTTTGTTGTATTTGGCTCTTCAGTAAACTTCTCAGCCCATTCATCTGAAACAGCAACTGTGTCTCTTAAATTCTTGTATGCATCATGATCATACTTCTTGGTTGTTTTTACAACTCTCTTTGTTGTGAAGTCAAGTAGCGCAACTTGATTATTAAATGCTCCATCATCAGCCGCCTTAAAGAAGCTGCTTCTCTGCTTTTGAGAAAACTGCATAATAGTATATGCCTTATCTGCTGCTATGCCTGCTACTGCTTGTGCAGGGTCAAGTTTATAATGTCTTGTCTTTATGAACTTCTTTGTAGTCCTTGTCTCCATTTCATCTTCGATTATTTGTTCTAGATTTCTAAAATTATAACCGTCTTTATTCTGAAAGAGTCTAAAATTGCTTGATGGGTAATTGCTGCTATAAGCCCATCCTAGTAAATGATTATAAGCGTCAAATGGTGTGTCACCTGTTATAATATCATGTACAACGCCCTCTGTTTCATCAATATTAATTTTATATTTAAGTATCGTTTTAAATTTAACGTTCTTAACAGTCTCATCAAAAATTATTTGAGCTTGGTCAGAAATGGAGTCTGTATATGTACTCTTTACGCTTTGAAAATATTGCTCATACGCTAATTCATCCATTAAACCAAATTGAGCTGTCTGTCCATTACCGTCTGCACCTACGTTAACAGATGTAATCGATGTTATTCTAAAGCTGTGCTCTCTTTCTTCTGGCTCGAATCCAGAATAGTCTGGTGTTTGAAAGCTGATTACAACTCGCTCATCACCTAATATAGGAACTTGGCCAAGGTTATCAGCCGCGTCGACAATATTAATCACGCCAGTGCAGAATACGGAATCAATCGATTCTGTAAAACTAAAACTTTCTAGTATAGGTGTTAAGTCCTTTGCAGATCCATCGTTAAGAACTAAGGCTGCTTCTGAAAGACCGTATTCACCTGGCTGTATAACTTTTTTAGCCATTTAATAACTCTTTTAAGTTCTTCTCTGCTTGCCCGGCATATATTCTATTAAGTAACTTAATACTTCTCTTTGCTTCATTTGCTTCATCTTCTATCGCATATGAATACTTTGGAGTCCAGGCTGTTTTATTTACTCTACCATCACCAGCAATGGGTGTTTCATTATATGTATAGCTGTCTTTTGAGTACTGAGTACCATCTGCATCAACATAATATTCTAAATTAGCTTGTGCAGCTTCTACTGAACCGTATTTCTTTGCAATGTACGATGCAAAGTCGTTTTGATTAATGTACCAGTCGTAATAAGGGTCAATAATGTTATTACATAACAACACTATCCAAACCCTTTCTGGATCGTTATAGTAGTCATTAGCAACAGTCCAAGGCTTATCATTCTCACCTAATGTATAGGGCATAAACTCAAGACCTTTTGAGCCTTCTTGTGCAATTAGATCATCAATAGATACTTTCTTAATAATGTCTCTTATATTGTAGTCGTTATAAATAACTTCTGGGAACTGGTTAAAATACTTCATTTCGTCTCCATGTAACAATTTTTATCTGGAGAGGTTTGCATCTGGCGCGCCCAGTCTAGTTCTTGAATAAGCCTGTTATACCAATTTTTATCATGCTCACTGTTCGGCTTAGCTAACTCTTCTTTAAGTTG